AATCTACACAAAGTGTTATATGTTCTGTCACTCAGATTAGCATCCATACATACAACATATTTAGCTTTTGACAACATCCATTTGAATTGTGCGAATGCACAATTAAAATTCTTGTGAAGACCACTGCTGAATTGCGATAAAATAGATTCAATCTCGTCAAGAATTAACAAATCAATTTCTTCTAAATTGTTCGTAAGACGATGAAGTGATTCAACTTGTATAATTAATTTAGAATGCGAATCATCTAATTCTCCAATTACATCGCTATACAGAACAAAATCTTCAAAGTCTTTTTTAATTGCATTACTAAATGTTTGACGAAATGTAACAAAACGTATAATATTTTTATATATACCACTATTGAAATATTTGTCAATATAAGATTTCAATGCTTTTGTTTTACCAAGTTTCATCTGAGCTTTTACAGCCAGTGTTGGAACATGTTCATATTCCATCATACAAGAAGATTCATACACATTTTTCTTTTCTAATTTTTCAAACAAGATTTCTTCATTTGTATCAATTATTTTTTCATTAATAGATTTTATGTATCCACATATATTGACTCTTCCATAATTAACATCAGCATCATCTATTTTTACATCACCGACAAATATCTTTTCACCCTTCACTTGTCTGCAATGCATATAAAGAGATACATAGTCAGAATTTTTTTTACACATACTTATCATCAAACTATTATCATTATGATGTATTTCTTTACAAAATACACAAAACGTCGGCTCGATCCTTCGAAAACATAATACTCCTTTCCTCACTCCGATATATTTAAATCCTTTTGTTATCTTTTCACAAGATTTTAATACAATATCAATAACTTTATCATTAACTATTAATTCAATATCATTTTCTTTTATTGGTTTTATCTTTTTCTTCGTAACAGTTTTATCAAACATTTTACATCCTTCAGTAATGCTAATTAAAGTATCTTTAAATGAAAATTCAATATCATTCAATAATGTTTTGTACCTCTGTTGTCCAACTTTTGTTGAATTAAGTAATCTAAAATTTTGAATTCTTTTATTCACCTGTCTGTCAATGACAAACTGTAATTCTTCTGGGATATATCCAATGATTTTTTCTGTTATCTTCTGTGCTTCTTCATTGTCAAATACTGCATAATGTATTAGAATAATATGATAAGAATACTTTCCATTACCATTGGATGAAGTTATAACAATATCATTGAATGATACATCCAACAAATCTACAAGTGCGTCAACTACCATATCAACAATTTTTATAACATTGTCAGCTATGTTATCATCTTCGAAATACTTATTAATAATATCAAAATTCTTATTAATATCTAAATCAAACTTTACTTTCTGTGGTATATTACCAAATATAACTTCGTGATAATACTTTTCATCACAAGCTTCGTAAAATGTATCTAATTCATCAAAATTATCAAACACGATGTATTTACGATTACTTTCATTATGTATTACAATTTTTTGTTTTAACTCATCAATAGTATATGTTTCTTCTATTGATTTATTATCTTTTCTTGATATGATGAAAGAAAATTCCTTCATCTTTTTAAAAAAATAAAACATATTCAATTATATCTTGGTATGTCAACATCTAGAATATACGATATTATGCTTGTTAATATCGTAGAAATAAGCAAATACATAAACATAGTTTTTGGTTTAACATAATCATCTATGAAAACTTCCACTGCTATTGCTATGATGAATAATAATGCAATGACAATTAATAATGTTGATACGATAGGTATTAACATTTTTTAAATTCAGTTTCTATTAGTTCTATATGTTTATTATTAAACAATTTTTCAAATTCTATATTCGAACTAATGGAAATAATTTTTTCATATTTTTTTACAAGCTCATAATCAACATTACTTGTTAAACTAGTCGTAGCATTACTTAAACAACATTTTGTTTGAGGGGTTGAGACAATTTTGACTCTTTCAGTCAAATCATTATAGTGCGTTATTAGATAACTTGTCTTAACATTGTTATCGATACTATGATTCATTGAAATAAACAACTTTCCAGCATTGATTGTGTACTCCTCCATTTTGACAAAATGCAGTAATCCATACTTTTGAACAACTCTATAAAATACTGAAAATTTGTTCATTTTATATGTAAATATATGCAATATTCAATTTTTGTTAAAATTGAATTCAATGAATTAGAGATATAACTATATAAGTCAATACAGCAATGGCCGCTAATCAATCTGGAGCTAAAGTAGTCGTTGAGCTTCTGCGCCCAGAACTAGACAAGAATGCAACACTAACAAACTCAGCCATCCAAGAACTGCGTACTGAGCTACTTCTACGCCTCAATGCCATCGAAGCTCTTCTAACACAAGCCAAAGAAGCAAGTGCGCCAAAACGTGCAATTCGCAAAACGGAAGCAACACCATCTCCACCAGCTGCCGCTGCCTCCGATGGAGAAGTAGTACCAGAAGTTAAGAAAGATAAATCACAAACACCACTTGCATTCTTTAAAGAGAGTGTGGTTCAAGATAAATATGACTTCCGCACAAAGTTCTGTACTGATGCCAATTGTAATAAACCTAAAGTTCTGGAGGATATGAAGAAATTTAGTGAGAGCAAGAGTACTGATAAAAGTGATAGTGGCACATGGAACAAGCGTGCTGCATGCATTTATTCAGTTCTATCATCTAAAGACAAGGAGGAAATTAAAGCTTGTCAAAGTCAAAATTCTTCAAGCGAAGGAGGTGCAGATCAACTTGATGTTGAGAAGGATTAAACAATTTATATAAATATTTTTTTTATGCATTCTATATATCACACAGAATGGGTGAAGATACTGATGTCCTATCACGTTTTGATGGTGGCGATGCTATATCTGGCGGAAAACAACGCCGAGGACGTAGTAAAAGTGTATCTAAATCAGTAAAGCGTCATAAATCTAAATCAAGCAAACGTTCCAGATCTAAATCTAAATCTGGTGGTGCAGTACGTCATCGTCGGTCTAAATCTAAATCTAAATCTGGTGGTGGCGTTACGCGCCGCCATCGGTCTAAATCAACCAAACGTAAACATTCCAAGTCTGGTGGTGGAGTGAAACGTCGTCATCGCAAGAAATCAATTAAGTCCATCGTTTCATCACTAATCAAGAAGCGTAAGACACATCGCAAACGCAAGGCGGTTAAAGGAGGGCTGCAGAAGAAACGTAAATCGAAGTCAAAGTCGAAGTCAACCAAGCGTAAACACCGTAAGCATCGTAAGCATGTAAAGAAGGGCGGTGCCGCACCATCAATTCGTGCACTGAAATCAAGCAGGGCTAAATTAATGTCACACAAACATAGTTCAAAAAGACTGAAGGCAAAACGCGTCATTTCTCAATGAATTAAACAAATAGTGGTATAGTTATATATTTGTTAAAATTGAATCCTGATAAGTAGATAGTATCAGCATAAAATGGATACCTCAGAAATGAGCGTAGTTACAACCCGTCTAAACAAAGTCTATGAGAATCTGCTTGACGTGGTCAACAAGTACAAAACAGAGCCACTGGGCAAGTTTCGTCAAATGGAAGCACTCCTCAATTCAGCCAATCCAATCAATGAGCAAGAAGTCAACCTAGCAAAGACACTAACATTTCTTGCAGGTTGCGATCAATTCAAGCTTGTCAAACTACTAATTGATCTCCGCCTTAAAAGTTGGCTACTTCTTATTAATCCTCTAACATGTGCAATTGCAATGGGAGTTACCCCATTCCTACATGTTGGCAAGAATGGTGATGGAACATATATCATCACCAAGAAATATAAATACAATCAAACTCGTAATCATCGCACTCTCAATCAAGTTGTCGATGCACCAGCCGAACCAGTCAAGATTTCTGACCTCGTCGCCGCCGCCGAAGTGGTTGCAGATGCTAAAGAAGGCGATGACAAGAAATCATGGGGAGAGCAATGTGAGAAGAGTTAAATTAGATATATAATATTTTTTTTAATAAGGAAATGATTGAAGAAGAAGATGTATCGATTGAGAAGATGATAGAAGATAATATGAAGATTGAAGAACGAAAAAATATGCTAAGGAATCAATCAACGCAAGTAACAGAAGTTAAGAAAGAAGAGTTTTCAACTGTTTTAGAAAAATTGAAAACTAACATATCAAACTTAAATGAATTGTACGATAAAATGAGTATCAATGAATGTAATATATTAAAAATTAATCAAGGAATAAAACCATATAATTATCCAGATAATGATATGTTAGTTTATTTCTATAATCAGGTTAAACAATGCAATAATTCGTTGAATGAAAATATAAAAGAATATAAAGAAATTGAGAAACGAATATTCTTATTAAGAAGACAATATGAATAGTAAAAATAAGATATAATTATATCTTATATAGTAATCATAAATGTATGAAAATTCAGATATCATCAATCTCTTAATTGATGAAGCAAATGAAAAAGCATTAGAAGATAGAATGCTTTATGTTAATTTTTTTAAATTAATTGAAGATTTCGCTAATAAAAATAATCTAATTCTTGGTGGAATCAACGGTATTAATTTATTAATAGACAATGTCAACATAAATAAGGATTCATTTTATTATGAATTTTATTCTAATGATGCATTAAAATTGTCAAAATTACTTGTTGATGCAATATATAATTCAGATAGTAAAAATCTTGGAAAATATACACAAATGATAACAAAGGTTCCTTATTTTCAATTCTCAATATTTGTCAATACAAGAGAACTTGTAACGATATTTAATCTACCCGTTCATCATGGAATAGAAACTGAAAATATTATAACTCCAATTATCAAGAAATCATTATTCAGTGATACCAAGCTCAAAATATTCAATGCTGAATTACAACTAATTAATATTTATTCAACGTTATGCAATCCAGCAAAAGCAGACAAGTGGAATGATTATTTAGATTATGAAAAAAAATTACAAACTATTTTCAAAAACGAATTTATAGAAAAAGTTAATACACTTGACGCGGTATTAGAATCACAAATGATGGAATCGAAAGTTAGTAATAATATTATTGTTGCATTAATAGACAAATTAATAAAAGATTCATCCAGAATTCTGATAGGTAATACCGCTACGTGTATATTAAGAAAAATACCAATTGATAATGAAAAAAGAATACAAATTATATCTTCTTATGATTTTTATCAAGAAATAAAAGAAGTGGAAAAAGTTGCTAAGCAATTTGGATTTCGTATTCAGTTTGGTATAAACGATCTGAAAAATCCACTTGAATCGAGATTGAAAAGATTGACTATTTATATAGAAAACAAAGATGTGAAAAGAGAACCATTGATTGATATATTCAATACATCAACTTATGATTTAGTTCCTTATATAACAATTGATGATATCAAGGTTGGATGTATATTTATTCTTATGAAGTATCGATTATTGGATATTTGGACTATGCAATTGATAATGCGAATTGGAACATCGGATAAAAAATATGTAAAATTCATATTGACAAAAATGTTTGATGATTATATTAAATTATCCATACTCTATGATAACTATATTAAGTCATCATCATTCGAAAACATTAATGGAGAATCATATGTAGGAGCATATGAAGATATCACTCTCTCATATAAGCGCAAAGCACAAATGGACAATTTTTACCCCCCTCCATATTCGCCGATTTCTATTGATTGACAATTGAATTCAAAATTTATATATAAGTATACCAAAATGCCGTACTGTATCCACCCAAATTGTAAGAAAAATGCTTCATTTAACTACATAAATGAAAAAAAGAGACTTTATTGTAAAGAACATAAGTTAGAAAACATGGTTAGTTTAACTAATAAATCTTGCTGTTTTACTGGATGTCGAGTAACTCCAAATTTTAATTATGCTGATAAAGACACTGGAATCTATTGTACTACTCACAAACTAGAAGGGATGGTAGATGTAAAACATAAACATTGTGAACACAAAGATTGTAAAACTCGTCCAACATATAATTTTGCTGATAAAGATATTGCAATTTATTGCACCGCGCATAAACTCGAAGGCATGATAGACATGAATCATAAAACTTGTGAATTTAAAGATTGCAAATTACGCCCCACGTATAATTTTGTTGATAAAAAAGATGCTATATTGTGTGAAAAACATAAACAAGAAGGAATGGTAAATGTGATAAGTAAAACTTGTGAATTTGAAGGATGCAAAACTTTACCCATTTTCAATTATATTGATAAAACAGGAGGACGTTATTGTGCATCACATAAATTAGAAGGAATGGTTAATGTAAAAGATAAAACTTGTATACATGATGGTTGTACCACGTTATCAACATTTAATTTTAAAGATGAAAAAAATCCCACTCATTGTAGCAAACACAAACTTGAAGGAATGGTAGATATAAAAAATAAAAAATGTATTTTCGAAGGTTGTGATACTTTACCAATATTTAATTTTACTGATGAAAAAGAAAGATTATATTGTGCAACTCATAGACTTATAGGAATGATAGATATTACACACAAAACATGCATGTTTGAAGGTTGTACAATTCAACCAAGTTATAATTTTCCGAATCAAGTTTCATTATTTTGTAAAACTCATGCGAAGGATGGTATGATTATTAATCCAACAAAAAAATGTAAAAATTGTAATGAATTAGGAATATATGGAATAACACTTTTAGGAGATAGGAGATGTGAAACTCATAAGCAAATAGATGATAAAAATCTTTTAGAAAAGAGATGCATATGTTGTAATCTTGATTATGTATTGAATATTGATAAATTATGCCAAAATTGTGATGCTTTTAATAAGAAAACTTTTAAACTGATTAAACAAGAAAGAATTAAACATTTATTAGAATCAAATGGTATTAAAATTGAAATTTATGACAAATCAATTGACACAATTTGTACAAAAAAAAGACCAGATTTTGTAATTCAGGGATTATACAGAACCATTGTTATTGAAGTTGATGAATTTCAACATATAAGATATACTGACGATTGTGAATGCAAAAGAATGGTTGATATTTACCAATCAGTTGGTGAAAACACAACTTTTATTAGATATAATCCAGATTCATTTACAATTAATGGAATAAAACAAGACATCAGTCAACAAGAAAAAGAAGAAAAATTACTATCATGGATTAATACATTGAAAAAAAGAGAAACCACTATTCCATTATCGGTTGTATATTTATTCTATGACGAATATGACAAGAATAATAATTTTGAAGAAAATCTTAATATTAACAAAATAGTTTAATCCCTCTCCTCATATTGACGAGGCTGTAAGCATAATTTCATTTTAATGTTCGAAGCTTGAAGTTCTTCGTGTAATAATATTGCAGTTTTGCTTCCATCAATGGTTGATATATCAGCCATTTCTCCACATAATTTACAATTATATATGTTCTCATATTCATTTAAAACAGCAAACGAACCACACGTTCGACAAATATTCATTTTTTTACCATCGCTATCTTTACTAATTTTTTCGTACATATTTAACATAGCTCCATGACTCTCCAATCCCCATAATTCCATTTCACCTAAACGCAATCCACCTTGTATATGCTTCCCGCCGAGCGGTTGACTTGTGACCGCATCTGAAGGACAAGAACCGCCAACCGATTGCTCGTCATCTAACACAAATTTTTGTAAACGTTGTTCAAGCGTCGGACCGATAAAGATTGCACTGTCAAAATATTCTCCAGTCATTCCGTTATACATTCGTTCTCTTCCATTATAACGAAATCCTAAATCAACCATTTCTTGTGCTATGGTTTCATGATTTAGGGGCAAGAATGCGGTTCCATCAGTAATTACACCCTTCCTTGCACAAATTTTACTATAACTTGTTTCAATAAGTTGTCCTATCGTCATTCGACTTGGAAAACTATTATGAACAACAAATCCATTAGCCACAAATGATGTAGTTGATGGCACAGTAATATCATAAGTAATTTCTTCACCATCATTTTCTATTTTCTCGACTTGAGATGTATAATGTGGAAAGTAAATAGAATTTTTCCATTTATTTTCACCAGTTATTACAAACCAATTTTTACAATCAGATTTAATCAGAAATTCATAAAACTGTAATCTTGTATTACTCTTCCAATATGAATATGCAACACTTAATATCATTGAATTTAAAATATTATATCTAAATCCTATTTTCTCAATAAATCCTACTTGATCTTCGATATGAATTATATATAAATTACAATCTGGTCTATTAACAATTCTTGCTCCTAAATCAAAACGATTAAGAAGCATTACTATTTCATTAAGATGAAATAATCTTTCTAAGTTATCTTCATTAATTTCCTCCACAAACATTGTTCTTAGTGCATTATGTAATTGTGGCGGTATACCTTGACATGTTCCGAATAATGATGCGAGAAATTCTCTCACAATAGGAAGAGAACCATTTATAATCATTTCTGGAACAAATCCAACAGTTTTTGGCGTATTTTTTAATAATTCTTGCACCGATGCGGGAAAATGAACTTCGGTACAATGTTCATTTTCTTCAGTATCAATATCTTCTTCCGTATATAACAATAAATCTTTCTTAACAACCTCTACATCGTATCTGGAGTCAACTCCTAATTTATCGTAATATTTAGAATAAGACGTCGAACCAAGCAACCGCGCCATTGCCATCGTTCTTTCATCAATTGATTCATCATTAAATGGAAACGTCGGTCCCATAATAATGTTATCAGTATTGGTTAACAATTGTGCCTCTTTCCATCCATCTCGTGTTAAAATTTGATGATTTGGAGTACAACGTAGTGTTTTTTTATTTTCTAATGTTATTTTTAATATACTACTTTTTTCTCTATTCATTCTACATGTTTGTTTTGAAAATGTTATACCAGTTCCATTCCACCCTATAACATCTTCTCCACCATCCAGCGATAAAGTGTCCAGTCGCTTGGTGGTTCCATTCATCATTGATATCATGGCATCACCAGTGATACAGTGTGTATTGATGATGATATCTGGAGTCATTCCCTTGTTGGTGAATGGCATATCACTTTGTTGAAGCATGGAAGCAACAATACTATTACCAGTCCATGTGACACATTTATTGCGTCGTGTGAGAAATATGCCGCATGGTACAGTAATACAATAAACATTACCTCGATAATCATTTTCGGTTATACTTATAGCTATGTTTTCTGTTTTATCATGAATCACAATCTTTTTATTGATAATTGAAGCATTCCTCCCACATTGTAATGCTAGTAATTGAATAATATCAAAATTATCACATGTTTCTTCTATTTTCTTTAGCAGTACACAACTTTCAGCATAATTTAATTTATGTATATTTTTCATTTCTAAATCTATCTCGCATCCAGTATTTTCATCACAATAATCAACTGGAAATGTACACAGATGTGTTCCCATAGATTTAAAATCCTTCGCTAAACAAAATTTATATTCATTATCTTCTTTTACCCATAATCTATGATTACAAGTTACTTTTAAATCTAAACAATCTCCTTTTATGGTTATTATCTTATCATTATGTTTATATTGATGATAATTATCTGGATATACATATTTAACAACATTATTGTCCAGTGTTGCAACCATATCTTTAGATATATCTAATTTATCAATAAATACCCATCCATTTTGTGTTAAAACTTCATGATCTGGAGTTAAACATTTATTTCCAGATCTTGATGAATTACCAGTCCATGTTGGAATTCCATTTCTTTCAGTCATGAATATACCACCATCTACTTCAACACAAAATACATTTCCTGTATAATTTTCAACAGATATCCTTGCATCATTGGCCGAAGGTTCGTTGTTCATAATTAAATGAACTACATATTCACCCTCAATATTAATCGACAATTCTGCATTTAGTGATAAATGCATTAAACAATCAACAACACTTATATATTTTGTTGAATAATGTATTTCTGAATCAGTGATTGCATCGTATAGAATTCGACTTTGTCTTTTATTTAAATTAAAACACCAATCAGGAATTAATCTTTCCGATTGATATAGTAAACTTGTATTTATAGATCCATATTTTTCTACATATTTTTGTACAGATACGCTGACATTTTCATCATTATCATTAGCACTCTTAAGAATCAGTCCAGCTATAATAATAAAATCATCATTATATAAATTTTCTACATTATTATTCTTAATACTTCTGACGAAATTCACAGCATTTTTACAAATATCTTTTGCGAATATGAATCCATATTCATTATTTTTCTTAACATAAAATCTATGATTGACAGTTACAAATTGATTGATAAATTCAGATTCTATCTTAATCATATCTTCATTTTCACAATGATAACTGTAAACATTTTTTGGTTTTTGATAAACCAATGAATTATTAACCAAACATGCAACGCTATCAATCAGTGTAATTTCACTCACAGGTTTTAATCCGTTGCTTGTTAAAATCTTATGAGATGGATGAAGACATAATTTATCACCAGTCCGCAATGGCCGTTCAAATCGTAATTTAACAATTCCAAACTTATTGTCAGACAAATCTCTTAAACATGGCATCACTCCTTCAACAACACAAGGTTCATGTAACCTATAAATAATACTACAGTCCGTAAATTCATATTTATCATCTTTTTTAGTATTTTTAGCAACTTTTCCAATTATAGCATCGCCATAAGAAACAATACTTCCAATTTTAATAAACCCATTGTCTGTTAATTTCTCATATGATGCATTAGGTTTTGTATTTCTTGTTTTAGTAACATCTGGAATGCAAAATTCTTCATCAACTTCTTTTTCAGACATTTCATATCGAAAGAATGCACCAGCAAACAATCCTCTGTCGGCACTTGCTTGACAAACAATTGCACTATCTTCTTGATTATCGCCTCCATAACTCGCGTACGCGATAATTGTATTTAATCCATTTGATGGTATATATTTGTGTGCAATTGTACTAACAAGTGGAGTTTCATTGTAAAACTGAAAGAAACGATTCTTATCAGTTCTGAATGGAAAATTCAACGCATACCATCCACCAGTTTGACGAGCTTGATTTGTTTCTAATGTAATTCGAGCAGGTTGTGTGTGATTTCCAAATGGCGATATATGTGCAGCCAGACCAAATATAGCTTGTTCCACATCACAATGCGTAAATTGAAGTGTAACGTTATTTTTATTCATACGTAATACATCAATCGATTCAGCTATCAAACAATTTTCTTGTTCTTCTGGAGTGATATACTCGGCTATTCCATTTTCTATCAAATATTTTAATGTAATTTTACCACTGTTGATATCGTCAATATGTTTCTTAGTCAATGAAATATTTTGAATAAAATCTATTTTCTTTTTATTCTTAATTGCTTCATCATATTCACTAACATTATTATCAACTATTAAAAGTGGTCTGTACAATCTTCCAACATCTACCCAAAATGACACCTCGTCGGTCATATTATCCCAGCAAATGCTTGTGTGCGATTCAACAACTCTTCCTTCACGTCGTAATCCTCTGTATCTTTTAACAAGATCATACGATTTTTTACAACATCCAATCCATTCTCCATTTAAAAACACTCTTGACAAAGATTCTTTTAACATTTGTACCGAAGTTAAGTTATCTAAAGGAATTATATCACCATCGTTTAATAAATGTAATTTTAGTGTTATAGTTTCATATGCTGTGCAAACATTGGCTGTAATTGCCAATTGTTTTCGCATACCTACATTTTCGCCAGTATCTGGACTTTGAGCAACGCAGATAAATCCTGTATAAGTAGAATGAACTCGTCGCATCATATCTGCTCGTTCTGTTTGTTTTGAAGCATTACCAGCATTATGTGTAACTACAGTTCTTAATGCACTATAAGTATTTAATCCATTTTTTCTTTCTAATGCTTGACTACTAACTCGATTTATTGCAGCACGACGTCTGATAACAATTGTTTTATTACCAGAAGTGATAGCACTCTCCATAGCACGATTTAAATCACTACTTTTAATAGCATTTCGAAATATATCAATTATATACTTCGAAGTAAACCCACTCCATGTTGTATTTTTCAATTCTTTTTTAAATGCTCGTAAAAGTGGTGTTATAATTCCATTGTTAACTTGTGTCTTAAAAGCTTTTGCTAATGAAACTCCCGCTCCGTGTACTCGTTTATTTTTATAACTGTCGCGATCTGTTGGAGTCATAATTCCAATATGCACAAGCAATAGCTTATGAATAATAAGACCAAGATAACGTAATTTACGAATTCTTGAATCAATAGTTTGTCCCATATGTGGTAACATGACTCGATCAAGACTTCTTAATAAATCTTCATTTAAATATTGAATAGCATTATCGTTAGTTGTATATGCTTTGTTATTCATAATATATCTGGATATTTTCTCACCAGTAAATTGAACAATTTTTTCAACATTAAGCTCGGAAATAATGGGTGCGAAATTAGTGTCTGCTATTTTAAAAGACTGTTCTAAAATATCACACATTTTTAATGTAATCGGAGATGTATCTTCTACATCGAATACAATTGTTTCAGTAATTTTTTTATCACTTGTCATACCAAATAGTCTGTACATAATGTAAAACGGTAGTCGAATCTTTTCAAATTTTGTAGAGTTAATTTCTATTGTTATTGAATTATTTGTCATCAGTCGTACTCGTATTAAAGAACTATTTTCAAACGCACCTCCGGGTTGTGATAAAAATTCTGCTCTGACAAATTCATTTGGACGAATTGATTCATGAATATGAGTTGCATTATAACAAATATTTTCTAATAAATCAATTACATATTCTCCTCGTTTTGCTATAAAATATCCTCCGGCATCAGTTGGATCTTCTCCCATTTCTTTCATTGCTTCTTTTGTACAGAAATGTGTATGGCATTTATTACTTCCAATCATAATAGGAAATCCTCCAATTTGAAATTGTGGAATTTCCGCTCTCTTTTCTTCAATATTTCCATTTTCATAGTGTGCGACTAGAATAACACTTGCTTTCAGAGTAACATTACCACTATACGGGCAACCATTTAAACGTGATGTTGACGGGTATAAATCCGCAGGAGCTCCATTAGTATAAATCATGTAATTAGGCTTTGCTACTTCTACATTACGGAATTGAAATTTAATTTGAAAAGCTTTAATATTTTTCTCTTCTTCTTGTAAACGTTCATTTTTAATACGTCTATCAATATCGAATAATTGTGTCATAATTTTATTAATTCCATGTTCAATTAAATCGTTAAAACCATTAATATTATGACCAACAAGTCCATTCTCCTTTATTGTTGCCTCAACTAGAGACATCATATCTTTCTTCGATAATTCTTCGTTCCATTCTATAGGTTTGAATTCAACGTGGGGTTGTAAATCTTCCATTTTATATATTTAAATATATATAGAAATGTTGATTTATGTGTCGATATTACTATTCTTATTAATACTAATTATATATTCAATTTGGAAATATAGAAATAATTATCTAACTGGATTCTGGGTTGGTGAGGAAGAATTCTTAAAAACATCAAATTTAAAAGATTTTCAGTTATTTATAGATATTGGAAAGAAATCGAGAGATGGATACATATTAATAATAGATATAAATGATAATATCGTAATAAATCAAACTATCAACATCGAATTTTCACATATAACAAGATCTGTTAAAATAAATACTGATACTTTTCCAGATAACTTAAAATTTACGTTGAACGTCAGTGATGGAAGCCTGATGATGTATAGCGATAAAATTTATGCATTCCTTGTTAAAGATTTAAATGCAACTATGCAATTAAAAGAATAATTTTTATATACGCTCTATATAAAAAATGTCGAAGGCCAAGGCTATGACCAAATCTCAACTGGCGGCGGTATTGTCAGAAAAAACTAAATTAACTAAATCTCAGATATTAGATGTATTTGCTTCATTAATAGATGTTACTCGTAGTGAGTTAAAGGCAAAACGGCCAATGAGTATTCCAAATCTCGTTAAAATAACCCTAAAACAAAAGGATGCAACACCAGCCAGAGCAGGTATCAATCCTTTTACTAAAGAAAAAATAACAATTAAGGCAAAACCAGCACGAAAAGTAGTTAAAGTTAAGCCAACTAAAGAGTTAAAAGAGATGGCTTAAAATTGAATTCTTTATTTACATATATGGGTGAGCACCCACCACAGTAATCTAAAAACAGATGAAGAAGTTTATTATACTGTTTTATGATAGAAAATTGCTAGTTTATCACTTTATCGTTGATTGCAATGTAAATCGTAGTGGAAATTTTACCACTGCGTATTTGCCTTCGAGAGAGGATATTTTAAACCAACTGGCAATCCATACATAAAATGGGATGGAAATGGAATGTTGCTCACCCAAAAATTCCTTTTTTTATCACATTTGAATATATTTTTATCTTAATTGCCCGACACCATGTCGTCAGCTTCTTTCAAGGAGTTGTCTATGGACAATGTCCACAAGAAATGGATGGATTATCGCAACAGTGTAAAAGAGAAGAAAATGCAAGAGAGACGTGAAAAAATTACTATAATGATGGCGAGGTATCAACTTGAGGATGTCAAACTAGAAAAAGAAATTAAACGTTTGAAGACCGCAGTTGTTTGTGATATATGCAAAAGATGTTTCACACATTGTCAGTGCGATTATGATTAATATGTTTTTTTATATATAATGGAGTATATTTATTTCAGAATTCATCCGTCATATATATTTTCTGATGTATATAAATTAGGCAAAACTAATGATTTATTAAAAGAAGATTTAATGTATGAAGATGAAGAAATAATAAAAGGAAGATTTATATTAGTGATTGAGACATTGGTAAAAAATAATGTTAAGAAATTTATTCAACAATATTTTAAACACATAAATGTATATCATGAAAATGAAACAGAATATTTCAAATCCATCATCGTGACACAACTAAAAAGAGTATTAAACGATGAACAAATACAATTCAAAAAAATATCATCAGAAGAAATAAAGCAATTGTTGGAAAACCGGCTTTATACCATTAAAGAATAATTGAATATATGTTATATATTATTATAAAATGGATAAATCAAAACTAATATCAATGTTTAAGAGATGTCTTGATATATTACGTGATAAAAATGGCATAACTGGGGAAAAAGCATTGCGAAATATGACATATCTACTTATTTTAAAACTCATAGAACCACAAATAAATAAAACAATAGAAATAAATGAAGATGATTTTGAATTAGAAAATGATGAAGGAGAATATATTTACAAGGTATTTAATTTTAATGATTTATTAACAAATATAAAAGAAGACGATTTGCCATCAGTCTTTACATTATTTTGGAAAAGAATATTACAAAATCACACAATATTAAAACATATCTTTATTAAAAATAAAACTTTTGATATTACAAAATCAGATTGTTATAAATGTTTAATAAAAGAAATCAATTCTATTGATTTCGGTAATACTCGACATGACATATTAGGTTCTGCATACGAAGAAGTAATTCAAGATATTATGACTGGAAAAGTTTTTGGACAATTCTTCACACCACCAGAAGTTAAAAATATTATGATTGAATTAGTTAACCCAACATTAAATGATGATGGAACAATTCAATCAATAGGTGATCCAGCGATGGGTACAGGAGGATTTTTAATTAATTATCTTCATAACATTCAACAACAGGCTGTAAAAAGAAATATTCAACTAAATTATGATAATATAATTAATAATATGTATGGAAGGGAATTGGAAGTTGATACATATCAATTAGCAATATCAAATTTATTAATAACAACAGGAAAGATATTTAGTAAACTTGAAAATGGTGACAGTATACGAAAAGAAACAAATGGTAAATTTGATATAATTTTAGCTAATCCACCTTTTGGTATTAAAGGTTTAACATATAAAGACATTCACAATAATACAAGAAATGAATATATACCAATTGAAACAAGTAATGCAGTATCATTGTTTCTTCAGTTAGTAATTCATATTTTAAAAATTAATGGAAAATGTGCTATTGTAATACCAGATGGAAAAGATTTATTCTCCACATCAAAAGTATTTGTAAATGTTAGAGAATATTTAATGAAAACTTGTGAATTAAAAGAAATTATATACCTCCCATCTGGAATATTTACTAATACAACAATTAAAACAACTATATTCTTCTTTATTAAAAAAGTAGAAGGAAAGAACATATTAACAATTAATGATAAAACTAAAACACGAACATATAAATTTTCAAAAGAATTACAAACTAAAGAAGTTGAATTTTATGAATATACAAATAAGAAAACATTATTAGTAAAAGCATCAATAGATGACATAGTAAAAAATAAATATATATTAAAATATGATGATTATTTACCTAAACCAGATATAAAAAAAGTATTCAAGGAAGATATAGAAATTAAAACACTTGGAGAAATATGTAAAATCAGTAGCGGAAATCATTCAATGAAAAAAACAGATTTTATCATTGGAGATTATCCAATCATTGGAGGAGGAAAAACACCATCTGGTTATCATAATTCTTTTAATTGTGATGAAAATATTATATTGTGTGCATCTACTGGTTCAGCTGGTTATATAAGTATGTATCCAGTTAAAACATTTATGACTGTATCATTTTCAATAATTATAAATGTTGATTATGTACTAAACATGTATTTATATTATTATTTAAAAAGTATTGAAACTAATATATCATTACTTGCGAGAGGAGTAGCTCAACAGTGTATAAAAATATGTCAATTAAAAGAAATTCAAATACCTATTCCATCGATAGAACAACAAGAAGAAATTATAAAATATTTAAATTTTATATATGAAAAAACAAATAAAACAAGTAATAATAAAATCACAGAATTAAAACAGTTAAATGAATTTTGTTTAAATAATCAAAAAATATATGGCGATAATGTTGTGAAAGAATTAGATGAAATTAGTATAATTAATTATGATAATATGAAATCAAAACAATACACTGAAATTAATTATATTGATATCACTTCTGTTAAAGAAGGATATATATTGAAATTACAAAAATTAACAAATGATTTTCCATCAAGAGCAAAAAGAATAGTTAAAAAAGGCGATATCTTATATTCATCGGTTAGACCCAATTTGAAAGGATGTGTATATATTAGTGATGATATACAAAATGGCATCGCTTCAACTGGTTTTGCAAATATTAGAGTAAAAGAACCAAATGTAATATTGCCAAAATATTTATATTATATTATGACAAGTGATTATATAATTGACTATTTAACAAGTAAAGCAAAGGGAGCACAATATCCAATTGTATCATTTGATGATTTTAAAACTATAAAAATATCAATTCCATCATTTGAACAACAAAAAAATATTGTTAATTATTGCGAACATAATATTATGCTTATCAAACAATTGGAAAAAGAGATTGAAAATAATGAAAAACAAGCACAACAATTTATTATAAACAATGTAAAAATAGAAAATAAATTGCTATAATACATATATCAAAAGTTATTAAAATTGATTTTTTTATATAGAAATATAAAAATGCATGAATACATATATCTCAGAAGTCATTCATCATATGTTGAATATGACGTATATAAATTAGGTAAAACTATTAATTTATCTAATAGAGATTCACAGTATGCAACTGGAGAGATAAAACGAGGTAAATTTATATTTGTTTTACAAACAATAATAGAAAACGATGTTGAAAAACTTTTACAACAAAATTTTCAACATCTTAATATTTATCACGACGGAGGAGTTGAATTTTATAAAACTGATATATTATTTATGATAGAGAAATTTCTTAAAGATAGAATGATTTATTTTAAAAAGTTATCAACGGAAGAAATAGAACAAGCATTAATTAATTATATACCAAGAGATTATCAAAATGAAATAATAAATAATGTTGAAGAATATTTTAAAGAAAATACAAAAGGAGTGTTATCATTAACATGTGGAACTGGAAAAACATTAATATCATTATGGATAGCAAGAAGAATGAATATGAAAAATATTGTTATTATTGTTCCAAGTATTTTACTTCTTAATCAGTGGAAAATTATTTGTGATAAATTATGTATAAAGTGTACAATTACTACATACTCATCTTCTTATAAATTATTAGATAAAGAATTTGATTTTAAAATATTGGATGAATGTCATCATGCGATGAATGAGAAAGATATAGAATCTGAAAAAGAATTTAAACAATCTCTATTGATTAAATCAAAATATCAACTTGGATTAACTGCAACAGTTAGAGAGTGTAATAATGAAATATTAGGAGATGTTATATTAAATAAAAGTCTTTATTGGAGTATTCAACATAATATTGTATGTGATTATGTTATTCAAGTGTTGATTTCGAATGGAAGTGAAATTAATTATGAAAAATATAAAGATAAACAAATGGCATTAAGTGTATTATGTGCGTTAGAAAGTATAAAACAAAAAAAATCACATCACTTATTAATATTTGCTAATTCTATAGAACAAATAAAAATTTTAAATAACTATATTAAAATAATAAATAAAATATACAACATTAAATTATATCATAATTATTATGAGAGTAATTTATCGAATGATGAACAAAAAATAATTTTAACAAACTTTAATAAATCAGAATATGGAATTATATCGTGTGTTTATTGTTTAGGCGAAGGATATGATAATCCAATAATTGATGGAGTGGTATTTTCAGAAAGTATGATATCAGATGTAAGAATAGTACAATCTACATTACGAGCAGGAAGAAAGAATACTAAAGATCCAAATAAAATAACAAAAATAATATTACCAATATTTGTAGATGAAGTAAATCAAAAATATAATAAAATTAAAGAAGTAATTTATCAAATTGGTTTAAGTGATGAATTAGTTTTATCAAAAGTGGAAGCATTTAATATGTCATCATCAACAAATAAAAAAAATATAGTATCAATTACAAATAATGAAGAAATAACTGAAAATTTAAAATTAATTAGTATATCAAGATTGTCATACAATTTTACATATAGTCAAGCAAGAAAAATATTAAAAAATAAAAAATTAAAAAGTAAAGATGATTATATAAATTATTGTAAAATTGACAATAGATTAAGTATAAATCCAGAAGAATTATTCGATAAAGATTTTAATAGTTGGACTGATTATTTATCAGTAAATATTGATTATTATTCTATTGAAGAATGTAGAAATAGAATTAAAGAATTATCAAAAGAAATAAGAAAACAAACTTTATTATCATCAAAATGTATAATTTTATGTAATAAAGATAAAAAATTTCCACCACCTGATATGTGGAAAGATTATTACAAATTAGAACTAACAGATATTTTTAATTAATAGAAATTTATCACCTGATAACTTTATTTTTATCTTTAGTATAAATCTATTTTTTATGCACTGATTAAATATTTCTTTTATAGAATTATTAGCATCGCAACCTCGAATACTTAATTTTAATGAATCATAATATCTATATCCATATTTAATATTTTTTTCTTTAATAACACCAATCACAGTATCTTTAATTATTTTATCGTTATTATTAATTTTTAAATATAAATATTCAATAACATTACTATATTTAATATTTTTATCATTTTCATGTAATTTATAATTGTGCATTCTAAAATTTTAGAATAATTGAAATTGAATAGTTTCAAATCATTAATATTTGTAATATGTATATTTTTTCTTATTATTTTAATATTATTTTCTAACTCAACAATACCACAATCATCTAAATCAATAATCACTTTTTCAATAAATATGTCATCGCCATCAGTTTTAATAATTTCATAAAATTCCATTGTTTATATAGAATAAACAATTAATCAAATATAATACTTCCTTTATGTAGAAAAATAAATCAACAAATATTTTTAATTAATATAAACTTATCATTTCTTATTCTTATTTTCATTGGTAGTTCATTATTGATATGTCGAAATAATTCAAACATTGATTCATTATACTTTCCTTTAATTCTTATTCGTATTTTTATTGATATGTTATTTTTAATACATCTATTTAATATTTCTTTTATTAATTCATTATCATCATATTTTTTAATACTCGTTGAATCAATTGATTTATCACCGATTATTGAATACAAATATTCAATAATGTCAATATAGTTATCATTTTTTTGTAATATAACTTTCATAACTGCACATTCTAAAATTTTAGAATGATTAAAATCAAATAACTTCAAATCATCAATACTGGTTATATGTATATTCTTTCTCAGTACTATATTATTTTCTAACTTAATAACACTATAGTCATCCGAATCGACAACTACTTTTTCAATAATTATATCATCATTATCAATTTTGATAATTTCATAAAACTCCATCATTTATTATATATAAATAGAATTAATCAATTTTGATAACTTTATTTATTACAATAATAAGTTTTAAATAATAATTGTTAAGTAGGTTTATAAAAAAATAAAACAAAAGCATAACGAAGAAATGAAACCAAGTTGTATGTCAATAAGATTAAGAAGAAATCGCGTAATACATCAATTGGGTTTCTCTAAGGTGCGAATTTTGATGTTTTATTGAAGACGATAACTTTATTTATTACAAGATAATTTTACAATGATATAATAATAATTGTTAAATAATAATTGTTAAGTAAGTTTATAAAAAAGAATAAGAAAACAAAAGTTATAAAAATAAAACGAATTGGGTAATCGACAAGTATAACGAAGAAATGAAACCGATTGTATGTCAATAAGATTAAGAAGAAATATCACAATACATCAATTGGGTTTCTCTGAGACGCGAAAATCCCGTCTCAATGTAATCGAATTGATTTACAGTTAGTTTTCATTTTGTTTTATAATCAAATTGTAAAATCATTTGAAATACAAACAATTAATTCATTGACGAATTGTAATCATAATTGTATTACTTATTAAGATTGGTAAATCAATGTTGTAATCAAAATGATTATTAATTAATATTGGTAAATCAAAAAATGAGACAAAAACCCCGCGAGATGATTTAGAAGAATCAAACAAGGCGTGTTATTGAATGGCTTACTATATAATTACATAATATAATTTTATAAGAGTATAATGGCGAGTTTTTTATTTTTCGTTAAGTTAGTTTATAAAAAAAGAATAATAAAACAAAGATTATAAAAAAAGAAAAACAATAATTAATAATAGAGTTTAACAAACTAAATGAAACCAATTGTGTATGTCAATAAGATTAAGAAGAAATATCACAACACATCAATTGGGTTTCTCTGAGACGCGAAAATTCCGTCTCAGTGTGATCGAATTGATTTATAATTAGTTTTCACACAGTTTTATAATCAAATTGTAAAATCATTAGAAATACAAACAATTAATTCATTGACTAATGATATTGATAAATCGATGTTATAATCAAAATGATTATTGATTTATATTAGTAAATCAATTGAATTTCTTGAAGATGTGAAATTTTCTTCCGCCATATCCGAATTAATTTACAATAAAAGGTTAAAAAAGAAATCAAACAATAATATTTCATATTTGAATGATGTATTCACATATATCTCTCACTCACAAATGAATTCTCCGTCAATGAAACGCAGAATAGCAAGTGGAAGTATTACTGATAAGCGTAATAAAAATCTCACACTAATTAGTATAATTGTGTGGAGAGAGAAATATTATAAATTGTATCAAAAAAAACAACCAATTGATGAAATTACAGTGTGTTAATAAATTCATCGGATGGTTGAAGTATTTTATTAGCCGTGAATGAAGATAGCAAATCAATTAGTCTAATAGTAATTTGAATCATGTCCTTCCAATTACTTTGTTGCATCAATGGAAAATATGTTCTGATCAAATTATTTTCACCAAAGGATTTGTACATTAAACTGTCAGCTCTCCCAACGTTCAATCCGAGTTGACCAATTTTTTGTGAATTGTTGATATCTATTTTTTTTGTTTGAAATAAATGTGCAATTCGAATAATTTGTTGAAGGCAGTGTTCCAAATGTTTAACATAACTATTATATTCTCCACCAGTTGTTATATCAAGATTGTTTGCCAATTGATACGTCACATAAATCTTCTCTGCAAGATTAAATGCGACATGTTTGAAATCATATTGAACGAGACTAAATCTTGCTTCACCATTTACTATTTCAACACAAGTTTGTTCGACTGGCTGATAACCAAATATGCTTTGAATCTGTGGAACTCTTCCATATCCTAAATCATTCATATACCTTTCGCAGAGATGAATACATTCATTCCATTTCTTTGTTTCAAAGAAGGTTTTGAATATTCCCCACCACATTGCCATACCTCCATATGAATTTAACAATTCTTGAACTCTTCCAATATATATGCCTATTTCGAAATATACAATATTTTGATTAGCAATCATTGATAAGGCAATGATTTTAGTGAAGTAACACGTGATTTCAAACACATTCTTCTCAGACCCGTAGGAATTCTGCATCGTACTATATAGTTATAAAAATATTCAAATTTAGTTAAAAAAATATTCAAAAAGAATTATATATCTTATGTCTAATGACGATATATAATCTATTTTGATACTCATCAACAGTGGGATTGATTTTTGTTCGACAGTTTAGAGTGTTAATAATAAAAAATTAGAAAGGTTATGTTTTCGCATTAAAACAATGATGACAATCCCGACGCAACATCATAAATTGAATAAAAAGACATATTCAATCTAACCTCTCCTACAAATATATAATCTTATGTTTAATTGACTTCATTATTTGGATTATTCTCAGATGCATCATAATCTACAGTTTCTCCATTAACATTATCTTTATCATTATTTTTTGCACTTTCATCTAATAAATCTTCACCAACATCACCAACCTGTTCTGGAATAATATCACTTGTATCTATTTCACCATTATCAAAAATTGACCAATCGAACGCTCCAGGTTTTAAGAATAACGATTGATTTCTTAATATATTTTTCATTTCTTGTTTTGCATATTCTTTATAAAACGATGAAGAAGTTGATAATTCTAAAACAAACCTACAAAGTGATTGTATAGCAAATGATAATGAATTTTTAAAATCATTGTTTAAAATATTGTCAAAGTCTTTAGAATAATTTTCACCAAGTGGAATCTTGTTATCAATAATTTCTGATAATGTTGTTTTAGTTTCATGTAATAATTCTTCAACATATGGTAAATTACTATGTTTGTTTATTGCTTTATATCGACTAAGAAAATTTCTCACCTCAGCATCTGCTTTATATATTCTTTGATCAAGATATGTTTCAGGGTGTATAAATTTGCTTTCTAAAATTTCTTTCATAGTATGATTATCCATTGAACCAATAGATTCTATAATAATTGGTTCAACATTTATCAGTTTTGAAACTCCTATAATGGACGTGTAATCTTCCACGAATTTAACATTGTCTTTTTTCACTACAATAAATTTTTGTATTGGCTCGTTTTCCACAACTCTTTCATCTTCAAATTTATTCGCATACATATCATAATATTTTCTCTTTTCTTCATCTGTCATATTTTCCTTTAATTTACATTTCACACATTCTTTATTCTTCCATTCATGCAATTTACCTACCGGACAACGAGATTCATAAAATGTTAAAAATGAAGTCAATTGAGATTGTGCATAAATAGATTTCCATATTTTGTCATCAGATAATGATAAAATATTAGATTTCATAATTCCACAAACGGAACATTCAACATCTACAATTTTATCAATCTTTCCTTCTTCCACTGCTTCTCTAATCATTTTCTTATTATGTATATCAACCGTGACACCACTCTCATAATGCATCAGATTCCAATTATGCATAACACCATTTTCATCAAAGATATTTGATATTGGCACCTCAATTCTGTTAAATTGCATAGATTTACATGTTAAATACCAAATATCCTTAATGAAATTTTCAGTTTGTTTATTAAATTCCAATAATTTCTTCTCATATATTTCTAAAGATTTTTCATCAATCAATGATTTAGTATATAAAACCATCATCATATAATTCTTATAATATGCATCATTATTTTGAGTTTCAAACAAGAATTCAAAGAAATTGATTTTTGGCTGTTTAAGTAAGAAATCTAATTTAATATTATTATTAACTTCACGTCCAGTTTGCAATGAAAACAATATTTCAAATTCAGGATTTTTTGCATTTTCTAACGTTTCTTTAATAATGGTTTCAAAGCTTTTCTTACCAATGATTTTTAACATATCTTCGGATTTTTTTGTCACAAGTTCATAAACATTTTTTGCATACCGATAAAGGTAATTGGTATTATTCAATTGATAAATTAAATCATTGGTCATATTTGGTTTGACTATGCTAACATCGCCATTCAATGATCTAATAATTTTAAATGCTTCAGTAAATCTCAATTTAATGAAATCAACACTTATATCTTCAATCTGATTAATTAAATATGAATAATTGTCAATAATTATTTTCAATACTTTTTCTGCATATATAGAAGGTTTCAATGAAGATTTAGTTCCATTTAATCCGATCCCTGAATCGTGCGATATGACCATATTGAGTAAATAAGAATAAACAAAAATTACAATATACAAATCCATTCTAGGATCATTTTCCATAAATACTTGTTTTCTATTCTTTTTATCAATTAATTCTTTCTGCATGTTTAAAATATGTGGATAAAGTATTGATGTTATTTTAGTGCTAAATACTCTATCATCAATAGGTAAATCAAAATAAAAATTATTTAATGCTTTAATGACAGTAGTCCATATTTTTGTTTTTAATTGAGAATCCAAATCACCAAATCTTCCAAGCAAATCACTAACATTAAAATCCTCAATTATCTCAGCCAACTTTCCACTACAAATATTACAAAAATATTCATAAGAATCGGACGATATATTTTTATTCGAAAATGCATATTTTAATAATGCTACTCTGATTTTTTCGTATGGATATTTTTTATATTCCATTTCTATTTTTTCTTTAAGATGAGGACAAATAATATTAAATTTACATTTATTACAAGTTATCCATGTATTAGTTTCATTATTAAAAAATTCTGATAATCTCTTGAGTGTAAAATATATATCATCTTTGGATGTATAATTTTTTAATTTATTTAATATTTCAACATGTGGACAACTATTTGATAAGTAAGCCGACCATTCTTTTTGTCTTATATTCTCCTCAAGTATTATAATCTTTTTTTCATTCTCAGTTAAATATTTCATTAAAATAAAAGTATTATCAATTCTTACAGAACTTGATAAATCGGCTAATGAACCACCAGTGCTACCTCGAGAATATAATAAGGCATCTCCTCTAATTTGTAATAATATTTCATTTAACTTTTTTATACCAAATTTATCTTCAATTATATTAAGGTATAATTTTGTTTTATTTTTTTCTCGTATAATGATATCATCAAGTTTTCTCATTTCTTGTTCTCGAATATAATTAGACTTAATCACACTAAATCTATCATTCATTTCATCATCATTATTTGTCAAACTAAATAAAAATGTATTTAACATATCCTCTCTTAATAAATCAAATAACCATGTAATATCAAATTCTGTCTTCTCTTGATGTGTAACTGATGTTGTAATTTCTGATAATTTATTTATTAAAAACCTTAATCTATCTTTATCATTCACTGATAACCATGTTTCTGTATATACTTTTCTTTCATTATTTTTAATAAACAATTTTGATATATTATCTTTAATTGGTATCATCTGTAATATTAAGTTTCCAACACCAAGAAGATAACTAACGATATACATCACTTGATAAATCAAGTCGTAAATCACTTCTTTTGAATTATTTTCTTGAAATATAATTTTAATTTTTTTATCTCCCATTGGTTTCAGTAATCTATTAATCATATTGCAATTAATGATAACTCCAATAACGTCTATATTTTCCTCACTTGCACATGATATTTTTTTATAAAATTGATTAACACAAGAAATACAATTTTTTATTCTTGTTTTAATGCTAAATTTTGGAATTGTTTCCTTTTTTAAAGTTTGATGGATAATTGGAATTATCCATGGAATTGTTAACAACTCTCTCAACATAATCGACTCGGATGCTTTAACATTCTTCCATAGAAGAAATGGTTGTAAATATGATTGTAAAAATTCAGCAATATTCACAATACTTATGTCATCAATAATTAACGATAATTCATTAATATCAATTGTAAATAAGTCGATATTGCGTTTTTCTGTTTCGATAACTGTTATAGTTTGCATCTTTATAATTGAAAATACAATACCTATATATATAATAACATAATGCCTCCTACCAATTTGGTAGAACTAAATCAAGCCATTCAAGATATAAAGCATAATACACAGCAATTTGTATTAGAGTATTTAAAGGATTTATGTGAGAAAAATGATATACGTATTTGTTCAGAATTCTGTACATTTGAAGAAATAGGAGTGATCGCTAAAAATGCAGGAAGAATTATGTTAAGTAATTCAAAAAAACAGGGGGCATATACAAAACATTCTCAGTTATATTACGAATGCAATGGAATAATTATCGATACTACTGATTGGAAACTTATTTCAACATCTATGCCATCATTTAATAAAAGAATTGAAGCTAAAATTATAAACGATGGGATTACAAATGATACATATAACTTCTATAGAATTATAGACGGAACTATCATAACCCTATACCATTATAATGACAAATGGATTATATCAACAAGTAATGGTTATGATGTTTCCAATTATTATTGGATGGGAAATAAAACTTATGCAGAAGTATTCGACGATTTATTAACACGAAAATATCCATTGTTCAAGCAAAACATGACTAATCTTGACAAGAACAAATGTTATACACTTGGTTTCCGTCATCATAATTTTCATTTTCTAAAGAATGATCCCGAACTTATTTGGCTAATTAAGATAACAGAATTAACAACATTATCAAATATTCAAGAAGATTTGTATGATATAAAAATTCAACAACCAGAAGAATTAAGTGTATATACTCTCGATGGATTAAAAAATCTACCTCAATTTATTGATTCTCTTCCAAACGCAATCAAAGGAATTTCATATTGTTATGGTTATATCCTTCGTTCCGGCGACAGAAATTTAAGTACAGATTATTTAATTCAATCTCAATTATTATCAACAATCAAACAATTAATGTATGAAAATAAGATAGAAAAAAGTATTCGTGAAAAGATAACTCATGAAAATCGTGAAATATATAATACATGGAAATCATTTCTTTACATCAACACCCGCGATAATTTCCAATCTCTTCGCCCCGATATTCGATCATTATTTCTTAAAATGGATGAATTTGTTAACAACGTTATATTTAACATAATTCAACTTATTAAAGGTAATCCGATTGTTCAACAAAATTCAGAAATATTTAAATCGAGTCATACTCTCTATAAATTCTTAATGGAAACTGAAAATATTAAAACATATACAAAAGATACCGAATCAATAGTGAGAGATTTATTGATAAATCCTGAAAATGCATATTTCTTTATGCGAAGTACTTATCAATCTATTAATTATGACAAATCAGTTTTATAAATTTATATGTGCAATTTACATATAAATCTATTAATTATGGAACCATTTGACAATGTTATTTGGCAAAACAGCATCTGTCAATACCCACCCGTGCATTTTGGTTATGCATCATTTCGCAGTCATACTCTTGACACAACTAAATTTAAATTTTATAAGATTCCATATTGGATCATCGCTGTTGAAGTAGATAAATCAATGGACGAAGTAAAAAATATTATTCATTCAATTCAAATAAAAGGTGTTGCTAATTCTGATTATGCAAAAATAGGAGATATGTTAGTTCCTAGATATCTTGATTTTTCAGAAAGAAGAACTTTGGCAGACGCCTGTTTAAATTGTTAAATTTGAATCATTTTTTTAATATAGTGTTGTCTTGTGAGAATGTCTCTTTTCTGGAATGAGGGAGAAAATGGACAAGAATATTATATTAGAATGATGTATGAAGATGGTAAAATATCAGAAGATAAGTATAATGAATTGATGTATGAAGAAGAACAGCATAAAGAATATATAGAAAATCAGATGTATGAATATGAAGTAAATGAATATAGATTCAGAGATTATGAATTTATTAAACATTGCATATCTCTTGTATGTCCAAACAAGATATATTATAAAAAGAAATCAACAATTAAAAAAATAATGGATATTATAGAAAATTTTAAAGAACAAGATGATAGATATTACTATACCAACGAACAACTTATTAAATGCTATAAAGATACCTTTAGTCCAAGAAGGCAAAAGTTCATCACTCGAATCATCACAATTGTGATGACAGGTGCTTTTAAAGGCAGGGATATCATTGAAGAATATTATGGTTAATTTTTTATATTCTCTAAAATAAAAAACGAATAATTTTTGAACAAATTTGTCTAAATAAATAACTATTCAAAATGATAAAAAAATATTAAACATTTTATGTAAATATAAAGATATTAAACAGTAGTTAATTTTTCAAATCCAGTAACTTGATAATATTCGAAATATATAAATGGATAATTTTTATGTGGAATTATTATTGATTCTCCTATACTACCTAAAACAACAATATTAGTTTTAAATAAAACTACAAACATCATTAATATTGGTAAGTAAAGAGTTGAAAATCTATCTTTACATATATCAATTTTTTCATAATTTGTTATTATCCCTCCAATTTCTTTTAAATATGGATTTATATGTTTACATAAAATATATTTTAATTGTAAATGATTATGTATATTATTTCTAATAAAAATATCATTATATTCACTGAATAAGAAATCATAAAATTCTGTAAATTTCTTTTCACTTCTTTTAAATGGATAGTAATATCGTATGCAATCATTTTTAACAATTTTTACCTCAAACATTTCATACATAATTGTTTTAATTTTTTTATCTTCATTTTCTTTTTTATCTTGAATAATTATTATATCTGTCTCTAATGAAATTATTTTATCTTTTACATAATTTCTACACTCAGTTAATTTACCAAGTTCAAAATCATCTTTTGAATATCTTATTTTATCTTCAAGTGTTATTAATCTTTTTTTATTTTCATTTATTTCATCTTGTATATCAATCACCTCATTATCTTTTTTATCAAATTCTTTATATATTTTAAATTCCAATTTTATACTTTCAATATATTTTTCCGCTTCCTGTTTACGTTTTTCTATTTCTTTACGCTCGGGATCATTTCTCCAACCATTTACACTAATACAACGAATTAAATCTGATAGTTCAACTTTTTTATCATCAAGTTTTTTATTCAATAATTCCTCCATTGTTATTCATGTAAAGAATATATATTCAAATATCAAGCCAAGATGAATTATTACTAATTTTTTTACCGTCAAGCATTTCTTCTGAATGTTTAAGTTTCTCAGCTATTACTTCTATATCGCTATTTACCTGTAACGCGTCGAAAAATGACTCTAACCCATCTTCAAATAAATCAGACATTTTATATTTTCCCAAATGTTTTTCTATTTCATCAAAACGAGCCCACAATGGATATGTTTCATAATCAGAAGAATTATATTTCATTTCATTATTATAATTATAACAATCTACCAAATCAATATCTTCAACAGCTGTTTTATATTTGGAGAAAACTTTATTTAATAATTCGAATCCGAAGAAGTTATCTTTTTTTTCAGTTCCTTTTATTAATGAATGCAATTCTTCAATAATAAAAGAGTTACATAATTTTTCAATCTCTTCTAACAATGGAATAATCGAAGAGAAATAACTTAACTTTTTACAATTCTTCACAATTGCAATATAATCAATAGTACAAATAATTGGAAAAACAAATTCATACTTAGCCATAATTAATGATTTAAGTTGCGTTTCAAATTTTTCAATAAATGTTGGGATATATTTATGAAGTGTTCTCATACATCTGTTAACTTGATCTCTATAAAAGTGAATAGCATAAGTGGCTGAGTGCTTCTGTTCTATTTTTGAAAACATTTTTAATCCAAGGAGACATCTGCTAAAATCTATAATACATGCACTAATTCCGTTAGCATTAAATATAAATGATGAATCTCTTATTTTATAAAGTACTTTTGCATTTTCATAATTCTTTATAAGTTTTCCATTTATTAACCTATAAATTTCCCCCCATTTATGAAATGTCATATTATTAATATGTAAATCAGTATGAATCACGCCAAGTTTAGTATGAAGACATAAAGAAGAATAAAGTAATTCAAAAATTATTTTTGTTAAATTTTCATTACCTTGAATCAACCTCATAATGCAATATTCTTTTCCATTATCAAAATTACCAACTGATTCAAAAGTTAGTCCCACTGCCTCCATAACCATAAGAATAGAAATATCAGAAAGCATTAAAAAACTTTGTGAATATTCAACATCATCATATAGTCTGGCATCCAAACTTTCAGTGTAATAATTTTTTATTCTAACATCTATATCTTCTATTTTATCTCTTGTATTTCTTATCATTCTCGTTATATCTTCGGAAGATTTTGAACGAGTATATAATTCTTTCATCGCTGAATTCTCAAATAAATCACTGTCTGAATTTGATATATAACTCCATTGATTAAATATTGCAAATGAAGGACTAATAAAATTAATAACAAGATTTGTAACTTCTTGCATAACTAATATTTCCCTCCACACTGAAAAATTATAATCATACATCGATATAACTTCTCTTATATGCATTGGAACAATTTTTTGACCACACTTAATATGAACAGTATATGTTTCATTAAGATGTTTTTTATATATTTTGATAAATTTTTCAGATAGTGATACCATATCTTTATACATTTCATAAATTGATGTCATCATTTTTTTAAAACTTTCATTTGTATGAAAGTGTATTATATTTTTACTAAATTTAAATGATTCATAAGCCAATATAAATGACATAATCATTATTACAATTCTTGAATTATTTAATTTTTCTGAAAATTTATCTTCACATCCTTCAATCTTACAATACAGCGTAGTATCTAATTCTAACAAACCATCATTAATAAGTTCCAGTACAATTTCTTCAAAATATTCAATTTCTTTCGACATAAGTTCACACATCTTTGCAAATCTTTTATAAATCATAAAATTATTTCTATATTCACCATCTCTCGAAACAAAAGTATTACCAATGCACAAATATTCAGGAGATTCATCATCAACATTCCTCCAATACAAGAATCCAAAATTACAATCAATATCTCTCAACTTAGCACTCAACATAATACAAGTATAACCCTCAGATGATATGGGATACATAGTTTTAATATATAAAAAATTTGACATTCTTCTTATTCCAGATAACGATAATTCTTCCATTATATCTTTTTTTGGGAATCCTTTTAAATCAATATTTACACCTATTTTATACTGATTTTCATACCATTTTACTATTTCTGACATTTGAATTATATATATGTATATATATAGCAAAGTTAAATTGATATAAAATCAACCCAATCGATGGAGTAACCACTACTTCTCTAGAATATGATATTCTATCTTAAATAAAGATATGAAAATCACCCACCGCGAATCGTTAGATGTATTTATCGAAATATGTCTAAATTTGCACACAAAAAAATAAAGTAGGGTCATACGACAACTAGCCTATAAATTATTTTAACATAACGCTGAATAAAAAAGATAACCTCTTTTTTTCAATCTAACCAACACATAGCTCCAGTGCGATTGTCGCGATAATAATTTCCACGAAAACCACCATATCCACTGCGATAAACATATGGATTATAACCACGATTAAACCAATGAGGACGACGAACTGTAAAATCACTGTGAGCTGATTCTGATTGATATGGAACACCCTCACCATATGAGGTATGTTTTCGCATACTTGTGATACTAGCTGGAGAATTACCTCTATTAACAGGACGCATACTTACACGAAAAACGCCATCATTGAATTGTTCATCATATCCATCTGTGCTACCCATCGTTGTTATATATTACGTTATATATTAATAAAAAATAGGTTTAAATTTGAATATATAATTAATTATCATGTTGTTCCGTCAGGGCGTTCCCACAATGAACACCTGCGTGAATGTCGACAACGCCTTCTGTGCGCAGTATTTTCGTGTGGACACGCCATCGACGGTGGTGAAGAAGGAAAGTGATGAGATGGCTCCGCAAGGCCTGTGGAGTGTTGGCGGGTGGATGATGTTGTGGTTCACGGAGTCAGTGATGTCGAAG